CTAAGAGCGGAAGACGGGGCTCAAACCCGCGACCCTCAGCTTGGAAGGCTGATTTGTGTATTCGTTAATCGGTTGATATATATGTATTTGTATGCTATCTGTTTTTGATTTGCATTTTATTTGCATTATTCTGTTATACCTTTTTTAATATCTTCATTTGATATATTTTGTTTTTTCGAGTCATCTTATCATTGACTAGTTTTTTAAGATCTTCAAGCTGTTTTTGTGTATTCTCTAAAATAGCAGCCGCTTTTTTTAAATCTTTTCTTTGAATAGCGCATGATTCAGAAAGGAGCAGTAGTTGCTCCATTATCAGATTATAATCCTTTTCCATAGTCAATGAAGTTTGGGTTAAACATTATGAATAAGATAGCATAGATATATTAAACATTTTCGAATTTTAAAAAGTTTATAATGACAATATGTTTATAAACATAGCTTTTAAACTGCTTCTTGATTAATTGCCTTAATTCCATTTTGAAGATCTTTATCGATGTCTTTCACTTTATCAAGTGCGTTTTTAAGAATTTCTTCATATATAACCTTTGTTGCTTTGTATAGGCGCTGCCAGTATTCTGCGCTTTCTGGCGAAGGAACTTTATTTATGTTATTCTGACCATTTTCAGAGTCTAATGTGTCATTTTTATCATTAAACATATAGCCTCTGCCAGTAAGAATGTAGTTGGCATTAACATTGGGGTTTAACTCACATAAGGATGATATATATTCAATCGAAGCATTTTGTTTACCTGTCCTTACATGAGAAAATGCACTTTTTTTAATATTTGCAATTTCGTAAAAATCTTTATCACAAGAATAAATCTTACTAATAATCTCTAAGAACCTATTATTAATACCTTTTCTACTTTCTAACTGTTGGCTTTCTGTGACTTTAGGCAAGTCTATACTATTGATTCCTGTTAAAATGTAATTTTTATCAGCATTAAATGTATCACAAAAAGCATCTAAGTACTTTTTAGATATGCTTTGAACTCCATTTTTAATTCTGCTGTAAGTAACCTGTTTAAAGAAAGGAATAGCTTTCTCAATTCTGTATCCATTGAGATTCATCATTTCAACAGTTTCGATAAAACGTTTATCAATGTTTAAGTCTTTCATATCTTTTAAATATATTATAATACTGTCATAAAAATGATGGTATATTGTTCTCTATAAAGCTGCATCCGCTACTTGATATTGTTCATTTATTAATTAAAATCATTTTTTCATTTGAGATTTATATTAATTGCAGGAATATAAACCATGTATATAGCTGTATGCAAGGATGTTGTGTAATGTTATGTTTTTAAACATATTATTTGATTTCATTTTTATGAAAGTAAATTTGCTTTCATAAAAATGAAAGTATATATTTGCACCACAATTAGACCGTGGTAATACCAGCGGTATAACAAAGTACAATATACAAAGATAGAAATAAAAACATAAAATCAAAAAGTATATGGCTCTAATTAAAGATTCGGTAAAAGTGGCGGAGGTTGTGAAGAAAGTATCTCCGATTGAGACTTTAAGAAAAATCAAAGTAGGCGATAAAAGGTTGGTCCGCCAACGTGATATTGATGCAGCAGTAGTTAGATCTACCGTCTGTAAACTAAATAGCACGGGCTGTAAATATGATCTAAAAGCTCATATTGAAGGTACGGTTGTCAAACGATTAAAATAGTTGCGTTATGGGAAGACAAAAAATCGTAGGTAAGGTGGAAATGGCTCCTAAGGTTTGGCTATCCTCCAAAGAAGCGATGGCGTATTTGGGATGTGGATTAGATCTTTTAGAATCTCTTAGAGATGAGGCTCAAATATCATTTTCCCAATACAAGAGGAAAATATGGTATAATCTCAAAAGTATAGATCGTTTTTTGGAGAAAAATAAGGTAGTATAAATCCTTTTTAATAATTGTTCGTACCAAGGAGTATGGTTTGTGAAAATAGTACTCCTTTTTAATAGTATTAATAACAAAGCTCTAAGGCTTTATAATGATATATAAGTTATGAAAGCATTAACATTTATTTTTTCTTGCTTTTTTCTTTTATGCTCAATCTGCATGCTTGGATCGGCAGTAGTAAAAGATAGCCCAATGTATTGGTATGGAGTGTTTTTTTTGTCGATTATAGTTCTGGTGGCTATAACCATGGTTAAGGTTACCTATTGTGAGTTGCGTGAATAAAGGAGAGTCTATTGATAAAATAACTATATACATTCTATTTCACTTATTACATATTAGTGGTCGAAAGATAGATGTTGATATTATTGAAAGTATAACGCTTTGTGGATCATTGAAATTGATAAAGAAAAAGATTATTAATGCATTCTAACAATGAAAGACAAGCTGATACCCGTTGAATTAAAAAATAGAATACATATTATGACACTTTCAGAGATGTTGGAGATTGATAATAAAAATAAGATTAGCCAAAGACATGATAATGAAGAACATCGTTTACAGGTTTCATGTGTGCGTTGGTTTCGTATGCAATATCCGAATTTAAAGAATGTTTTGTTTGCTGTTCCCAATGCAGCAAGAAGATCTCAAAGGATGGGAGTATATATGAAAGAAGAAGGTATGCTACCTGGGGTTGCCGATCTTATTCTGCTGAAAAATAATCATTCTTATAATACCTTGTGTATTGAAATGAAAACGAGTCAAGGTGTTCAATCTTATACACAAAAAAAATGGCAGACGTCAGTAGAAGATAATGGTAATAAATATATTGTATGTCGCTCTTTAGAGAATTTTATTCAAGAGATTAATGATTATTTGATGACAGATAAGCGATGAGTGTAAAAAAACAGATTATTACGATTTCTCCTCCAATGTTTATTGAGGAAACAGGGGGAAAGGAACAATTGACTAGTTTAAATCATACTTGTAGCCGTTGTGCTGGAAATGGGTGGTTTTGGGGATTGGATGGAAAAGATCGTCTTAAGATTAATTGCCCAGTATGTAAAGGAAGTGGTTGTTTGGATGCTGTCATAGTAATAGAATGGAAAGCTTCTAATAAGAATAGATAATTAGAATGATCCCCATTATAAACCTTCATAGTAATACAATAAAGAGAGGAATTAAATATGGGAAAGAATATCAAAGGTCTTGCTGGTTCTACCATCTTCAATCAAAAGACGGTTAATCAAATGAACGGCATAAATAAAAACAATAAAGGGAAAGCATCCCCAATTTATATACCAACTAAAAAACGAAAGTAATGGAAGCTAAATTTAAAATTGGAGAAAGAGTAAAAATAGCCAATCATCCGGATAAATCTAAGATTGGTAAAGAGGTTGAGATAATTAACTTTCATCATTCTAATTTCAATCCGCAAAAGGGATATGTGGATGAATGGTTATACAATGTATGGGATGGTACGAAGTCTTTAGGGTGGGCACCTGAGTGCGACTTGGTAGCTAATAAACCTTCATAACGATATAGAAATGAACTAAATATGGATATTAATAGAATATACAATGAGGATTGTCAGGAAGGAATTAAACGTATTCCTGATGCAAGTGTAGATTGTATCATTACCGATCCTCCATATCTATACTTGAAAGGGCAGAAACTGGAACGTGAATTTGATGAACGTGAGCTGTTTAAAGAATTTAAACGGGTGCTTCAACCTGATGGATTTGTAGTACTATTTGGGCGTGGTACTTCGTTTTATAGGTGGAATGTCATACTTTCTCAATTGGGTTTCTCCTTTAAAGAGGAAGTCATTTGGGATAAATCATATATAACATCTCCTTTATTGGCTTTATTAAGAGTGCACGAAACTATAAGTATTAGCAGTTTGGGTAAGGGTAGCATTAATAGGGTTAAGGTTCCATACATAGAAGCAAAATGTGGTGATGTGGCCTCAGTATTACAGGATCTAAGAAGAATGAAAGCTATATTACATAATCCTAAATCGTTGAAGGCAGTTGAAGATTTTTTAATTAACAATGTTGCATCTTATGATCTTGATAGGGTTAGTGGATATAACGTATCGGCTCAGCCGGGTTTTAAAAATGAGGATAGATGCGCTGCGGTAGTCAGAGCCATGAGTGATGGATGTACAGAAAGGTCAATAATAAGAACAGATTTGTATAAAGATGAAAAAGCAAACAAGCAAGGACTGCACGGAGACATGAAAATCGGAGACAGGTCGTGTAACGTTATATCATCAATGGAATGTGGAATGAATGAGAAATCAATTATTAAGATAGTTCGTGACCATTACAGCGCAATTCACCCAACACAGAAGCCTGTTCGTCTTATTGAAAGATTGTTGGCATTAACCACACAGTCAGACGATGTTGTTTTAGACCCATTTATCGGCAGTTGTTCCACAGCGATTGCCTGTGTCAATACCAACCGGAAATATATCGGCTTCGAAATAGACAAAGAATACTACGATGCAGGAATAAAGAGATTAAATGAGGTTCTTTCTGAGCCAAAATTAGCAATATAGAATAATTCAAATCAAATAAGAAATTAGCCTTGGGCGGCTTTGTAAAACCCTTTTATATTATGAAAGAATTATATTGGATTGAAAGAATGGATAGTATTAACGGTATAATGATTACTTTGTTAATAATATTTGGATTAATATTTATTTTTTCTTTTGTTGGTTCTTGGATTGAGGATTGGAAAAAAGATGAAATCAAAAAAAGAGGAATTCCAAAGATTAGGAAGGTATGTATTTGGATTATGTCAGTTTCTATTTTGATATTAACATTCCTTCCAAGCACTAACGAAATGTACCGTATCATAGGGATTGGAGGTACTATTGACTACTTACGTAAAAATGAAACAGCCGGACAGATCCCTGATAAATGTATCAAAGCTATCGACTTGTTTCTGGATAAAATGACAGAGGAAGAAAAGGATAAAAATGAATAATTCAAATCTATACAGTAATGAACAAAAAGGAGCAGCAAGCAATTGACTTCCTTCGCAGCATGGAACGTGACGATCCGATGTGTTTAGGCTTTTCCGGTGGCAAAGATAGCGTTGTAATTCTCGACCTTGCAGAACGTTCCGGTATAAAGTATAATGCTTCTTACGCAAATACAACTGTTGATCCACCTGGCACAATCAGTTTTATAAAGAATAACTATCCGCAAGTTCGAATAATGCACCCAGTAAAATCTTTCTTTCAGCTAATCGAAAGCAAAGGACTCCCCGGCAGAATGAGACGTTTTTGCTGTGAAAAGTTGAAGGAACAATACGGTATCGGTCAGCGTACAATTGAGGGAATGAGGGCAGAAGAAAGCCAATCGAGGGCATTATATGAACCAGAACAATGCGATGCGCGTAAGTGGATGAAAGGTGCGAAACATATCCTTCCAATCCTAACTTGGTCAGAAACTGATGTTTGGAACTATATCCGGAAATATGGACTACCATATTCTAAGTATTACGATGCACCTTACAATCTTTCCCGTCATGGTTGTGTCGGTTGTCCCCTCGCAGGATGTAAGCAGATGCAAAAGGAATTTAAGATGTTCCCCGGCTATGCTCGTAGAATGATAGTCGCCATTGAACGATACATGAACAATAAGCCGAACAATGCTCTTGCAAAGAATTTCAGTGATCCGTATGAAGCCTTTTACTTCTACATCAATGAAATGCCGATGCAGGACGTTAGACGGTTGAAGAAAGGACTCTTTCACTTTAATGCGAAAGAGGTTATACAGAAAGAAATTTTAAATCGAATAGAGTAAAACTATACAGAAATGAAGCAATCAATCGAAGAAATAGCGTACGATTATGCTACTCAAAAAACGAAATTCAGAAAAGAAGTTCTGAAAGAAGTGGATGCTGATAATTACGTTTCCCGTCATGCCGACTGTATGGAGGATTTTCACTGTGGATATAACTATTGCATGGGACAATCCCCATGGCATGAAGTCAGTGAGGAGCCGAAGAAAGGTGAGCATATATGTGTGCAAGTTGGTAGCGGGAACTTAACATCATGGTTTGCTACATCTAATATCAGAAAGGATTTTGAAGACTATAATGTTATCAGATGGGCGTATGTTTCTGATTTAATCAATAAAGAAAGGAACAAGAAATATGGCAAAGATTTATGTAGCAAGTAGTTGGAGAAATCAATATCAATCACAAGTAGTTAGTTTCCTTCGCGAACAGGGACATGAGGTCTATGACTTTAGACACCCTGCCGGGAAAACGGGATTCCAATGGTCGCAGATTGATGAAAATTGGGAGAATTGGAGTACAGACCAATATAGGGCAGCACTTGAACACCCCATTGCACAAGCTGGTTTCAAATCGGATTTTGATGCAATGCAATGGGCAGATGTTTGTGTTCTTGTATTGCCTTGTGGGCGCTCTGCACATTCGGAGGCAGGATGGATGAAAGGTGCAGGGAAAAAAGTAATAGTCTATCAAATTTGGGAAGAAGAGCCGGAATTGATGTATAAGTTGTTTGATGGAGTGTGCTCAATGGGTGTAGGATTACAGATGCTTTTAGCTGAATTTGACAAGGAGAAAAATAACGTATAACTAATCAGAAATGAAGCTAAAAGACATAGTAAGCCAATTGGCTAATCGAATAAACCAACCTCATGTGATTGAAGTTTATCTTCGACAAATTTATGCGAAAGGTTTTGTGGAGGGAACCAAGCAATCTCCGTGGATAAGCGTAGAAGAACAATTACCGCCATGTTCGGATGAAGATTTATTCCTGTTAGGTATTGATTTTCGTGGTGTTAAGAATATACCGGATGTGGGATATATGCACTCTTCAAAGGATGGAAAACCTCGAAAAGACTTGTTTGTATGTGGCGAACTTGTAGAAGTAACCCATTGGATGAAAGTACCATCTTTCGAGGATATCCTCGAAGCCAACAGAGACGTTTTAGAACGAATGAAAGAGAAAGGGGACTAAAGTATGCAGAAAATTATGTTTAACGAAAAATTCGGCTTAGAGACAGCCGTATTGAATGGTACAAAGACCATGACCAGAAGGAAGATAACATATCCTTCAAAGTTTAAAGGTGAAAACGTTGCAGGATATTTTGTCTGTAGAAGACCTTCCGGTGAAGTCACTGAAATATGTATGTATGACGAAGACGAACGTATGATTGATGGCGGGCAGATACTTCCAAAATATAAAGTTGGTGAAGTGGTTGCCATTGCGCAAAGCTATGAAACTATGTACCATGAAATAGGACTTGAAACAATGGATATGTTTACTACTTCTATGAAGGATAGTAAAGGTTGGAATAACAAGATGTTTGTAAAGGCAGACCTAATGCAACATCACATCCGCATTACCAAGGTGAAAGCGGAACGGTTGCAAGACATATCAGAAGAGGATTGTTTGAAAGAAGGGATAAAGAAGACCATACATAAAGATGCGTCCGGAGAATGGGGAATATATTATTGGTACTTAGGAGTTACGAAACATAATTGCCCTTATGGTCAGTATAAAGAATATGATACTGCAAAAGATGCTTTTCTGAATTTGATTGATGAAGTATCAGGCAAAGGAACTTGGAATATTAACCCGCATGTGTGGGTATATGAGTTTGAATTAATAGATTAG